GATCAACCGCTGGCGGCGTCTGTACGTCCTTGATCGTCCCCTCCGGCGTCCTCGCTTCCGGGGCGTTCGCTAGTGGGGCTTCCACTACGGGCGCTGTCACTGTCTCTTCGGCCATTTGCTTCCCTCATTGCTTCTATGAACTGCTCGGGGCAGTATTGGATTACGTCGTTCAGAAGAACCAACCCGGCGTTACGCTGGCCCTCGTTGAAGGCCATTTGCAACGGGTCGGTGGAGAAGGTGGTTTGGAAGATGCCAGCCGCGGCCAGCTTCTCCCAAACATACCGGCGACGTTGCGGGGTCGCCATTGACTCGATGATGACCTCGGCCCGCTGCGCCTCAGCAACCGCCGCGGCCTTTTCAGCTGCGCGGATTTGCTTTCGATCTGAGGCGTTGAAGTCGGTCATCCGAGCATGCTCGCCAGGGCGTTTTGCCCACCGCCCACATCCGTTTCGCTAAGCGTCTTCGCGCCCGCCGCAAGCTGCTGCGCTTGCTCGGCCTGTTGAGCCGCTTGCTGCTGTTCCGCTCTTTGCTGACGAATCTGGGCCAAGGCTTCGGGACTCCGAATCATCTTAGGATCATTGTTGAGTAGACTGGACATTTTGTCAATGGTGTAGTCTATGTCAATATTATCCATCACGCTGGGGTCCACACCCGCGAGGTTTCCAGCGAGGCCGAGGATGCGCTCGATGGAGGAGGCTTGGGTCGCGTCTTGGGCCTTGGCGAGCATTGAGACGAAGTCGATGGTGAGTTCTTTGCCTTGAATCTCAGGAGGGGCCGGTGGGATGATCCCAGCCCGGAACATGATGGCCCAGGTACGTTCGACAGCGGGCTTAAGGACTTCGTAGTCGATCCGTTCGAGAACCGGCCCCAGCATGATCATCGATTCGGACTTGCGCATGTCCCATTCGACGGCGGTCACGTTAGAGCGGGTCTCGAACTGCGAGGCGGTTTGGAAGAGATCGTTGAAGAAACACTTCTTGATTCGGTCACGGACTTCTTCAAGGTCCTCTGCGATTTCGTTGATGGGAAACTTGGTGTCGTAGATTGAAGCGATCGCGGCCTTACCGGTTTGGGCAAAGCCAGAGACGTAGGTCATTCCACCCGGGAGGAGCGACGCCGGTTGGTTCTTGAGTTGGACATCCGCGACGAGTGGCGGGTTGACCATTTTGTCGATCGCTTGCGCTTTGCGTTTCGTTTCGAGTTGGAGTTGCTTTTGGTCTCCAAGGGCGTCCATCGCTGGCGAACGACCATAAGGATCATTGCTGACCAAGTCCCATCGACCGGTAACGTGAGGTTGCTCATGGTAGCCTTTCTTGCGGAGGAAGGCAGGAGGCATCTGTGTGCCACCCTGTGGGCTCGTGCTTCCGCCCCATTCCCAATAGCACTCGCGGAACTTGAAGCGCGGCGGGATGCCGAAGTTTCGGCCGTCGTCGTTGGGCTCAATCGCGTGTGCGACGATGATCTCGCGTGTGAGGTTCGCGCCGGACTTCGAGGTCTTGGTATCGTAGAGGTTGCGGACGGTGGCCGAGCAGTTGTCGTAACCGAACTCGTCGACGACCGCGGCGACGGTCATGGTGTATTCGCGGTAGAGGATGCAGGGCCAATACCGGCCGTTGATATCGACGTAGTACTCGCCCGCACAGGGGTTGTAGCAGTTGATGACGTTGTGGTAATCCTCGTAGATAATCATCGACGCAGTACCGAAGATCACGAGGTCGTAGTAGAACTGGGCGATGGAGTTGTAGAAGTTGGACTCTTGGAAGACGAGGTACATCAAGCGCTCGCACTCGGCGAGCCAGAGCGAGACGGGGGAGGTTTGGGTAGAGTCCATATGCCCGAAGCGGAGCTTGACCCAGCGGGCGGTGGGGGAAGATTTGCCCGACATGATGCCCGCGGCAAGGTTGCGCGCGGCGAAGGTGCCGGTGTCGTCGATGATGTGCTGGTTGATTGGCGAACCGCGCGCCATTTGATTTGGTGTGATAATCCATTTGTAGCGACGAGGGAGGAAGTAGTCGGCGAGTTCGCGCCAGTGGGTCCACCAGGAATAGCGATTGGTCCGCATGCCCATGAGGCGGCCGACGACGAAAGTGTAGTAGTCGAAGTCGACTTTGGAGGTGCCGTTGGCTGGGGTGCTACTTGCTGCGGTCATCGGGGGCCTTAGGCGGTTGGGCCTGTGGGAAGAGATGGCCCTCTTGATGCATCATCGCTGCGGCCATAGCGAAGATGGTCGGCGATGGCATCTCTACCTGCGGCTGCATCGGGACCACGTTATCGGTCTGTGGAACGCGGGGCATGATTATGATCCCAGTAGGGACTTACCCTGCGACGAACCTGCTTGACCACCGAGGGCAGAGGCGGCAACGCCAGAAAGGAAGCTTGACTGGATGCCTTTCTTCACTGGCTTGGCTGTGGGCGACGTTGCATCTGGGGCAAGTGGTGGCGGCGTAGGTGTTGTAGGAGCAGGAGCGCCAGTTCCTGGAGGAGTGGTGGCACGACTGAGGAAAGATGATGCTGATGAAATAACAGGTTCAGCCACACGGCCTACTGCATTTACTACGCTCTTGATAGGGTTTGTCATCAGGATGCCATCCGTTGTTGGGCGAAGGGGTCGTAGTCGAACTCGACCGGGGGCTTTTGTGGGTGGTCGCCGCCTGCGGCCGCGTGGGCGGCGAGGGGATAGGCGAAAGTGAGGACAAACGCGTCGAGATCGTCGAGGAGGAGCCCTGTGTTGTTGGGGTCGTCCATAATGTCCTCCTTGGATTCGAGGAGGATTTCGTCCTTGCCGTTGTGGGTGTATTTGATTGCGAGCATCGCGCGCTTGAGGTCGGGGTCATTAGGGATCGCGCCGCCCTTTATCCAAGCGCGGGCCGCACCGTACATCGCCGCGCGCTTGTTAGCATAGCGCTCGCCTTGAATGCCCCAGGGGGTGCCACCTACGTCGTCCTTCCCACCGAACTGGACCTCTTGGCAGAAGAGGTGATTGTTGCGAACGTTGTCGACGACGCCACCACCTACACCGCCACCGTCGATGAAGATACCATCAGGGTGGAGTTCGACGTGGGTGTCGAAGACGCGGGTGGCAAGTTCGACGGTGTTGATGCCATTGTAGACTTTGCGCGGAATCATGCGGGCATCGCGGCCCTTACGTGGGAAGATTACCGAGTTGTTCGCACCAAAGCGAGCCACGTCCACGCCGATGGCGAGTGGGTCCGAGATCGAGGTGGTAACTTCACGAGTCATGGCGGCTTCGATCTCACTCGCAGAGAAGAACTCCATGAGGCCGGTACGGGGGAACATACCCTTGACGCGGATGCGAACAAAGTCAGAGTCCTCACCGTAGCCGTCGATCCACTTCTGGATTTGCTTCTTGTTGGTGATTGAGACTTCACGCGAGTCGAGTTGGCGCGCCCGCCACTGTGAAGCGAAGCGGCCTCCAGGAAAGCACTCTTTGAAGCGGCCACTATTGCGTGTAGGATTGCCGAAGGCTGCCCAAATGATTTGGGTGTTGGAGTCGGTGAGGGCACCTTCAGCGACTTCCCAGATAAGGTCGGGGATGGCGGAGGCTTCATCCATGATGAGGATGATGCGCTTGCCTTTATTGTGCATGCCTGCAAAGGCTTCAGTGTTCTTCTCAGACCATGTAACTTGATCAATGCGCCAAGTGCGTTCGCGAGAAGGGTCCTTAGACATGTAGGCGGTAGCGGTAAGGATGAAGTGGTCACGGGTGATGGAGATATTATGCCACTTACCAAGCTCGGCCCAGGTCTTGGTCTTTAGCTGAGCCTCGGTATTGGCGGTAACCACACCACGGCAATCAGGAAAGGTATCACAGCCCCACTTGATGATCCACGAAACGAGAGCCGACTTGCCTACACCATGACCAGTAGCTTCAGCGATTTGGATGGCCTCTTCAATGGTGATAAGTTCATCACGGATTAACTCAAGGACTTCCTTCTGCCAAGGCTCGGGTCCATCGCTGTGCTCGAGGGTAGTGCCTGGTTCGTTCCACGGAAAGGCCCCCATAACATAAGCAAGGGGGTCGTTGGAGACGGAGGCGAGCCACTGGATCAGCTTCGGGTCCATTAGTTTCGCCCTGTCAGGTTGTTAACAAACCATGCCTTGGCGAGTTCAAGCTGTACGATCGGATTGTTATCCCCTTCTACACTGCCAAAACCATAGACGACTGGGTAATCATTATCCCGTGGAATTACTACGAAAATAGACTCAATTCCAGGGTGCTTACCAGCGTCAATAGTATCGGCTAGTTCTCTTAACTTCGCTGGCAGATCACCCAGATTTGTAATAGGTAACTTCACAATGTTCATAAGAACCCCCTCGCGCTCAAGCACAACGCCAAGCACGTACGCGGCGAGCACGAGGGGGTAGGACCGACAGTGCCGATCTGGCGGTCCATTCAGGCCCTCCGTCGAAGAAGGAGCGGTGGGGCTTCCTGCCGGGGGACTGGCCTCCCCACCGCACGAGGGGGAGGCGGTAAGGCAGCACCGGGAGGATTATGGTTCTGCCTCGGGGACCCCTCGATTTGTTTGCCGCTTCGCGCGATGGCCTTTTCAAGGGCCGCGGCGAAGTCGACATTGATGTTGGTTTGCTGAGACTTCTTGCCGTAGCCGAAGCGGTCGGCCGCGTCACGGGAGATTGCGAGGGCGGTGCGGACCGGGAGGAGTTCGCCAGTCTCATCGAGTTCAGCAATGTGATCCGCGATATGACGCTCGGCTGCCATCATGTTGCGGGTGGCGACCTCGAAGAACGCGTCTTGGTTCTCGATAAAGGCTTCATCGACCTTGAGGCGGTATTGGGCGACAAGCTCTTCCATCGCGGGGGAGTTGAGCAGGTCGTTCACGCGTACCGCGGAGTAGCCCATACGCTCGGCGATTTGGAAGCCGCGGAGCCCCGACGCGCTAAGCCGCGCGATCATGTGGTGGGAGTCGCGCAGCTTCTGCGGGGTGGATGGCACGTACCGCTTCTCCTTCAGCCGCTCGAGGTCGGCCGCGATGAGGGGGACCCACTCACCGATTGGGATTGGCTTGGCAATTGCACCGCGCTTCATCAGTTCCTCAGCAAGCCATTTACATTAAGTGGTTTAGGACCGGTGAAGGTTCCATCTGATTTAACAACCGTCATCTCATCCACAGGCACCATGCGAAACACCGGGCGACCCTGACTTGTTACGAGGAAGGACTCACCATGTTTGTAGACAAGATGAGCGTATTCACCAGGAGACTTCCGTAGGTCCATCATTGTGATAGTCTTCATCTTCGCGTGATTCCAACTTGGGGCCGGGGAGAGCTTTCGTTCAGTCGTAGCGTGAGGCCGCCAATGGTTAAGGTTATGGGGGCTCGCGTCTTTAGTCCGTTCTTCAGATTCGTGTTGTAGTGCGGCTTGTACTTGTTGATTGTTTCGGCTTCGACCCGATCGAGGTCGTCGACGTGAACGTAGCGGATGTGGACCTCATCGAATTGCATGCCCTTCACAGGGAGCCACGAAGGGATCGCCTTCCCCTTCGCGCCGCGGTTTGCGAAGTGCTTGTGGGTGTAGATGCGGGAGTAGAGGGACTTCGACTTGCCAACATAGATCACCACCCCACGGCGGACCAGGACGTAAATCCCGGACCGCAGCAGGGTCGAGCAGTTCTCGAAGCCTTCGAGCGCCAGCGCCATCAGCTTGAACCTTCTCCGATCTTCACCCACCACCTTACCCCTCGCCGCGCGAGAAGTCAAGGGGCAATGAGGGAACGGCAAGCCGCGAAGCAATAGAAGGTTATACACATAACCGTTTTTCCGAATCAAATTTACCGAGGCATACTTGGCCACGCCGAACGGTCGACTTTTGGGGCCGGGGGTGGCTGCGCCCTAAGCCATTGCATTCGCCATGCCAGATGCTATGCGTGCGGTGCATGGGTGCTATGCGCGAATGGCGCTTGACGCGCGGCGATAGTGTGGTAGGTCTGCGTCGTCGGGCGGCAATGCGTCGCCCCTAACAGGAGCAAGCACAATGACCACGATCAATCAGGCTGAGTTGGCTAACCTCTCCCCCGCAGTGCAGGCGTACATTGCGTCGCTGCAAGCGAAGGCGGCGCAACCCCGCACGCTCTCGCTCAAGGTCAGCGAGAAGGGCGCGGTGTCGCTCTATGGCATGGGCCGCTTCCCGGTCACGCTGTACGGCAGCCAGTGGGAACGGTTGCTCGATAGCGCCGAGGCTATCCGGGCCTTCCTTGTCGCTAACGCGGCCTTGCTGAGCGTAAAGGAAGCAAAGTGATGGGTGAACGCATCATCATCGCCTATGCCTACGCAGTGATCGCGTTGGGCTTGGGCGGCGCGATGGCTCTAGCGTGGCGTAGCATCGGCCACATTCTCTAGCCTCAATCGCAAATCGCTACAGAACGCGCTGGCACCCTCGCTGGCGCGTTTTGCGTTTCGGGCGCGGGCAGGGTAGCGGGCGGGAGTGCAGCGCGCATGGGTAGCCCGCCCTGCGGCACTGAGAGGCATCCCGCATCGCCCCGCTCGATCCCTCGCCCTCCCCTCCGGCTTCCCTGCGGTCCCCCTCAAGCACCCCTCATAGCCTGATGTTCAGCCCTACCCCTGCCTAAAAAGTTCCGTTCACGTTCTGTTCTCTGCCCTCTACCCTTCCTCCCTGCCCTTCTGTCTATAAAGAGAAAAAATTAGGATGGGGACAATAAGGTAGGGTAGGGAGGGAGAGGCAAGGCACCGAGACACCAACCTATACACGGGCGGGGTAGCTGTCCTTGAGGGGATCAGGGGAACTTGAGGGAGACTGGAGGG